CTTCACGAGTGGATAAATTCTCTCTATCATCTAATCTTTGATTCCTTTCGACATCTCCACCAAGCGAATAGATATTAACACGCTTAGAGGTATCCATCTTTGTTTTAGGGGAAACGATAAACGTACCAGTACAAGTACCTATATAGGCAACCTGCCGCACTTTACCTTTTGGTTTAGTCATCGTACCTTTACGCAGTATCTGAATAAAGCAGCCATCATCGGCTAATACCCAGTCAAATAGTCCACCATTACGCCAATCCTTAATTGGATAAACATCAGGCGGTAATTCATCCTCTGACTCATATACTACATATTGTGCATTGTTAACTGTATAATGTCTCATATTTTATTAAAGTCCGTACCCCGCCAGGGGTTCGGTTATTAAGCTAACCCTAATATATCTGTTTCTCTTAAATAAGGTAACAATTCAGGAGGTAACTTAATAATACTATCACCAGTATCCAACCAAACACCTTCATCATCATACTCATCTTCTATAATCAACTCGTGTTTCTTCATACTAACCTCCACTATTAGATAGAGTTATCCCTGAGAGGGAGAACCCTATTTTTTGGATCTTTAACTTAAAACTTCACTGAAAGCCAGTAATTGCTCCCATACTTCCAAGCTTATATTTAAGCAATTCTTATCGGTTGTCGGGGAAATCCTTACTTCTATATGAAGGGGCAACCCAACGTCTAACCCATTTAGCAGAACTATTTCAAGGGTACTAACTGGGTGATAGCTTTATACTACCGATGCTTTAATCTACTACTACTAATAAACATATGCAAACTATTTCATTTTATTTGAGAAGTAATAGTATCAAAATCATGACCGCCTTGTCGAGAATCCATAACAAAATCAATATATTCAATTTGGTTTCCATGGGTAAATATACGACACTTATACCAAGGTTTCAAAAATTGTGCAATTTTAGTGTGTGGTGTTTTACATATTAGTACCCCCTTATCAGGGGTTTTTAGTTATCACTTTTACGTTATTTTTGATTTGATTTTTTATGTTAGTTTTTATGTTAATATAAAGGAACAATGTATGAATAAGAATGAACTGTGGCAAGCGGGTCAAGATTTTAAACGTACCAATGATCTTCCAGTTAGTACAGAGACAGCTAAAGGTATTGAAAAGTTAGCTCTCGCTCATCTAGCTGAAGGTAACTCTGGCATGTTTAAACTTGCAATGAGTTCTTTAGGTAAACTTCAACAGACCAGTAGTGATTCTATACTGCTTAGAGCATTAGCAGCTAAGCTTCTAGGTACTGAAGAACCTGAAGTGCCGTAGGCTTGGTTAAGGGTGGTGTCCACAACTAATAGGGGTGAGTGTAACAACTTGCCCCTTTACACACATTCATTTATATATACCAACTTATACTGAACATATAAGTAATGATTTAAGTACAAAGACTAAGCTCTGGATTGCCATCTTAGCACTAGTTTGCGTCAAGTTACCTACAAGTATCTTGAACCGGTGAAACAATCCTATTGTAGTAGGAGCGTTGACTATGGGAAGCAACTGATCAGCTACAGTTTGAATAGTCTGTACAGTCTGGTGATAGTCAGACCTGATCTAATAATTAACCAACATAACATGGAGAATAAACAATGAAATCATCCAAAGAAAGAAAGATGGATCGTAAGAGAAAACATAAAGCTCTTGCTGTTGCAAAGACAGAGAAGTCTCGTCAAAGAAGGTTAGATAATAAAGCCAAGCGTGCTGAAATACATGCTATTAACCCTGATATTAAAGTGAAAGTTATTGATCAAGTAACTTATAATGAATATGGTATTGAAATAATGGTAGAGAATAATAAAATTAAATGTGTACCAACTGTTAAGCCTGAAATTGTTGAAGTATTTAATACTGAAACTGAAGAGGTTGAAGCAGTTGAGGTAGATGATGTAGGCAGATTCCAAACACTAGTTAAAAAATGGAGACTATGATGGATAAATATAAAAGTTCATTTTTAAATAACTGTTATGAGTGGTTATTTAGTGAGATAGAAAGAAAACCAATAGGATTTATCCCATTATTCTTTATGATAATACTGGTTAGTGCAACAGTCTGTATCTTTATATTATCAGTTAGTAGAGCAATAATGTGGATATAAATAAAATAACACCACTAAGAGCTATATGGTATGGTTTTAAGCTAGCCTTAGCCATCTACATATTCCTCTGGATTTTAGAGTTGATGCAATCGGCATACAACTGGATGTGGAGGATATAATATTAAAGAGGGTGATGGTTTGAATTGGGGACAATAGTAAGAATGATAAGACCGTTTGGTCGCACCTATGGTACTTGAGCTCGATTCTTTGGGTCAACAATGTTGAAGACCTAACTCTCTTTAATGTTATACAAATTACCAACAACTAAAATAAGGAAATAATGATGAAGAATATAATAATATCAGCTACAATACTATTACTTGTGTGTTGTGGTGAAGCTGAAGCTACAAGTAAAGATAATAATATTACTAATCAAGTAATAAAACCATCAATAGTAAAACCTATTGTTGATACAGTTGTATTATTTCTTGATGATATGACATTTGATGAAGCATTTGC